TAGGATTTAGTACATTTTCAGAATTTCCATTTGCTACAGTAGCAAAGGACAATAACGTAACGATTACTATTACAGGTAATGCGTTAACTGTTAGTTTTGGAAACCCAGGAATTACTGCCGATGCAATTGTTGAAATTCCGGATCCTAATAGACTTACTCTTGGTATTGGAACTGTTACTGTAACAGGAGACTCTAATTTAACACTCACAGGAAATGCTCTTACTTTAGGCACAGGAACAGTCACTGTTACGGCGGGTGCTAATATGTACCCTTCTGGAAATGGTGTTGCAATTTCGTCAGGAACCGTTACAATAACAGGAGAAGCAAATGTTAGTCCTACAGGAAGCCCTTTAACGCTTGCTACAGGTACAGCACAAGCAATAACATGGAGTGCAATCGTTCCAGGTGCAACTATGATCTGGACACCAATAGACCCGAGTTAAAATTATGGCATCATCTTATTCAACAAACGCACAATTAGAACTCATCACCACTGGCGAAAAAGCTGGTCAATGGGGTGGAATTAATAATACTAATTTACAAATTTTAGAACAAACAACCACAGGAGTACTGGATGTGGATATATCAGCAGGTAGCTCAACACTAGTTTTAACAGATGGAGCAACTTCAACAGGAAAAAATATCTATCTTCGATTATATGGAACCTTAGCAGCTAGCCGAACAGTTACAATGCCGGCGACTGCTGAAAGAGTCTGGATTATGAAAGACGATACGGTTAGAGGAAATTCAAATTATACAGTAGGAGTTTTAACTACTGCTGGAACAACACAACCCATACCACCAGGCGCAACCGTTTTATGTAAATCCAATGGTACTCAAACAGTAGTCACTGTTCTTGAAAAAGGATATGCAACTATTACAAATTCAAACACTCCTTATACCGCTGTTGCCGGAGCACAGATTTTAGCAGACACAACCTCCGCTATCATTACCGTAACACTTCCATTGAGTCCCTCCGTTGGGGATGAAGTTTCAATTCTTGATGCAAGAGGAACCTGGGGATCTAATAATTTAACCGTAGGTCGAAATGGTCAGCCAATTAATACTGGAGTATCCGATTTAACACTTACTACAAACGGACAATCTATTACATTAGTTTATGTAGATGCTACTAGAGGCTGGGCATATAAGACCAATACAGCGTAAGGAGCGTAGACAATGGCTCTCTTTGAAATGAAATTTCAACCGGGTGTGGACAAGCAGGATACTGCTGTCGGAGCAACCGATCGATGGGTGGATTCAGATAATGTTCGATGGAGATATAGCCTTCCTGAAAAAGTAGGAGGATGGTCTTCTTTACTAACAGACACAGTCGTAGGAGTTGCAAGAAAACAACACTCCTTTGTAGATACTGATGGTAATCGATATGTAGCTATTGGAACCGATAAGTTTTTACTTATTTATTTTGAAGGCGCTTTACATAATGTTACCCCTTGGCGTTCTAATAATGCAGGGGCTCAAATTACTTTTACCGGTTCAACTTTAACAACTAATAGTACGGCTCCCGGTACTTCTATTACTATCACCACAACTTCTGGTCATGGATTAGAAATAGGAGACATGATTGTATTGGACAGTGTCACGATGCCTACCAGTTCAACTTTATCTGCGACTTTATTTGAAGATAAAATTTGTCAAGTTATTTCTGTTCCCAGTTCAGTTACTTTTACAATTACATCACCAAGTGCAGAAGCCGGAGGTGCCGGTGCTGATTTAACTGCAGGAAGTTCTTCTATCGTTCAACCTTATCAAAGAGTTGGACCTTCGGAACAAACCTATGGTTATGGATATGGTGTCGGAAATTTTGGTGGAACTATAACAGGTTCTTTAACCAATAGTTTAAATGGCCTTTTGGCTGCAGATACAGCTGGAACAGGTGGCGTAGGAACTTCGGTTACTTTAACTTCTGCCACTGGCTTTCCAGACCCTATAGGAACTATAGCTGTTGGAGTTCCTCCCACAGCAGAGTTAATAACTTATACAGGAGTTGCTACAAACGACTTAACCGGAGCTACTAGAGGAGCATTAGGAACTGCAACTCCAGGAACTTCTAATGGTCAATCTCACGCGACAACAACAATTGTTTATAATGCCTCAGACTGGACAGGATATGGAAATGCAGTTAGCGCATCTACTGTTACCTTAGAACCAGGACTCTGGTCTTTAAGTAACTGGGGAGAAGTATTAGTTGCAACGATTGCAAATGGAAAAACATTCACATGGAACTCAGGGATAGCGGGTTCAGCAAAATTTACAACACAAGCATCCACTTTAACTACTAATTATGTAACAGCACTTAGTGGAACCGTTGGTAACCCAACTGCAAGTAGACTCACATTAGTTTCACCAACAACAAGACACTTACTTCATTTTGGAACTGAAACTACCATTGGAACTAGCTCTACTCAAGATGATATGTTTATTAGGTTTTCTAACCAAGAACAAATTAATACCTTTGCACCAGCGGCAGATAATAGTGCCGGTACCCAAAGACTTCAAGATGGAACAAAAATTATTGGAGCCATAAAAGGAAAAGAAAATATTCTTGTCTGGACTGATAATGCTTTGTATTCTATGAAATTTGTTGGCTCTCCTTTTACTTTTGGATTTGAACAAGTGGGTACCAACTGTGGTTTATTGGGCCAGAATGCATGCTGTGAAATTGATGGTGTTGCTTATTGGGTGGGAAACAATGGTTTCTTCTCCTTTGATGGTACGGTTAATTCATTAGCGTGTTCGGTAGAAGACTATGTCTATGATAGTTTTGATACTACTAAAGGACAACAGGTGACTGCAGGAATTAATAATCTATTTACAGAAGTTATTTGGTATTATCCAGCTGAAGGATCTAATTACAATGACCGATATGTGATATTTAATTATGGAGAAAAATCTCAGCTCCCTACAGGAGTCTGGTATACCGGAACTAATACCAATTCTATTAGAACAACATGGATTGATTCCATTGTTTATCCTAAACCTTACGCGACTCAATTTAATAGTTCATCAACCGGTACTTTTCCAAGTATCGTAGGTGAAACTGGATTAGGTCAAACAGTTTATTTTCAACATGAAATAGGAAACGATCAAATTAATCCGAATGGAACCATCACAACTTTAACTTCTTCTCTGCAATCTTATGACTTTGCAGTTCAAACCGATAAAGGCCTGGGAGAATATTTTCTAGCGATGAGAAGATTCCTTCCTGATTTTAAAACATTAACGGGAAAGGCTAAAGTGACGCTAGGAGTTAAAAATTATCCATCTGATTCAACAGCCGATAGTACCTATAGTCCTTTTGAAGTTCTACCTACCTCCCAAAAATTCGATACTCGCGCAAGAGGAAGGTATGCTAGTGTCAAAATTGAAAATGAAAATGCTGGAGAAACATGGCGCTATGGAACATTCCAAGTTGATGTTCAAGCGGATGGGAGAAGATAATGTCAAAGATTGTAGTAAGATTACCAGAGCCCAGAAAAGAGTACACCGAAGATAATCAAAGACAAATTAATAGAGCTATTAGTTCTGTTATAGAACAATTAAATTCAACCTATTTACAACCCGATAAGGATGATCAAGAAAGGTTTAATTTCTTTTTATCATAATGGCAAACGTATATAAAAATATTCAAACAACAATTAATCAAGCGTCATCTAATGTTGATATGTATACAGTACCGGATGAAACAACATCTATTATTAAATCTATTAAATTATATAATACTCACGGAAGTAATTTAGTAGTAGATATTACAGTGTATGATTTATCTAGCACAACGAATTTTGAATGGGGTACAGTAACTGTACTTACCAATGATAGTGTAGACTTATTAACCTTTAACAACGTTCTTATTTTAGAAGCAGGAGATATACTAAGGATGCAGGCTCCTACAACTAATGTTATAAAAATGACTGCATCTGTGTTACAAACAAGCAGATCATAGGAAATTATGCCCTTTATAGAAACCGAAGCAAAAAGCAGATATGAGATCATAGACGGT